TTTGTTGCATCATTCTCTTTTGTTTGCGGGTCAAGCGTTTCTGCTGTAATGTTTGCTGAGTCATGCTTTCTTCTTTTATTATTGTTATTGCATTTAGAAAGTATTGATAGTGCTACGTGAGATCCCCTGTTGTGATTTTTTCTTTATTTCTCGAAGAACATCCCGGAATCCTTCGTCTGGTTTTGACTTTGCGCCATTCATAACACCTGAAGCCATTCCAGGAAACCCATTCACCATTCGCTCAATATGCGGGTTTTCTTCGAGATATTTATCGGCTGCAGAAATACCCATAAACTCTTCCCATTGCACATCAGTGTTTCTATCTCTAAAAAGATAAGTTGGCACTAATATTAATCCCTTCTATTTGTTTTATTATCAGGTTCAACAGATTCGTCTATTGAGACGTTCTTTTGTTCCCACGCAATACGCTTAGCAGTACGGCGCTGTTCCCATGTATTAAGACGACTACGTTCATCGTCAAGATTATCGTCAAACCATTTGCTTTGTTTAGATTTACCCATTAGATTAGACCCGGAAATGCCTCATTAACAATTGCGGCTGTGACACCTTTTAATTTTTTTTCTTTAGCAGACAATAACACTTTAGCATCTTCTGGATCCATTGACTCGAGCAACCAGATGAAAAGTGTTTCACGCTTAAGTGGGGTTAAATTTGGATTGCCGCCCTCGACAAACAAATACAAACGCTTTGCTTCTTGATACAGCATTGATTGCTGATCTAGATATGGCGCTGGCTTATATGGCGGCACACCAGGAGGCAATGCCCATTTGACAGTAGGATCGAGCGCATACTTCAATACAGTTCGCAAAGCCGTTGAGTCGTTCTTTCGAAAGACGTTAATTTTTTCTTCTTTAGTTTTTTGTTCTGATACCATTTTCAGAACTTCTGCAATGCCTAAACGCATTAAAAATCTCCGATTGCTTCCATTAAATTTCGCAACTTGAATTGCACAAAATAGTTAAACAGTTTACTGCGACCCTTGCCTGATTGGGTCTCGTATTGATTTATGATATTCTCTTTGATCTCTGCAGGAATATAATTGAGATCAATCAATTGCTGGTTACGCTTATAATTACGCAACATATTATCATCACCAAATGCTTCAGGTAGCATCTGCAACCACTGTTCAAGTTTCTTTGTGGTTACAGGTTTTTGTCTTTGCCCAACTACCAAGCAATTGTCAGGTGACAAGACGTTGGGAACGCCATCACCCGAGTCGCCGCGCAAAATATGTTCTTTAGTGTATTGAGCAGGATTATTGTGTGCAACGTATTTCTTACGAATAGGATCGAATTGTTTTACGTTTAGGAATTGCTGCAACTGAATGAAGTCCTTATCTGCTGATAGAATCAGAATTGGATTCATCATATCATTACCAAAGTGTTGAACTAGCGAACCAATTACATCATCTGCCTCAGCGCCATCAACGTCAATAATGCGATAAGGAAAGAATTCTGTCAATTCAGCACGGATCATATGCATACATTCAAAGACAGCTTTCCAATCAAGATCTGATTTCTCACGATCTCGTTTGCGATTTGCTTTGTAATAGGGAAAAATATCTCGGCGCCAATAGCGTTTATTGTCGCAAGCAATGACGAGTTCGCCGTAATCTTCTTTGAACTTCGTCATATACATTCTAATAGAATTCAATACCATATGACGGATCAAATCCGGTTCAATTTTGGTATTAGTATGTGAACCCAAACTCATCATAAGGTTCGACAGCATCACTTGATTAAGGTCCAAGATTATCATTTCAAAATCAGGTTTTAAACCTGTTCCTCTGTTGTTTCATCATCATTGTCATTCATACCTGAGAATATCACAGTTCCGTCATCTTGTAAAGTAAATAATTGATCTGCTACAATTTGTAACGGGTAATCTATTGAATGATATTTATACAGCATCGACGTTATTGCTTCAAACGCCAAGGCAACGTCTTTGACATATGTTTCATCTTCTGGTGTAAAATTAAAACCTGATAGTGATAGGTTATCAAATATAACTTCTGCTATAATACCCATTGTCTCGTCAACATGAACATGACGGACATTTTCTAGATTGTCGTGAACTTCATCCATTGATTGAGGAGGGCTACCTCTTTTTTCTTTTGGGAATTGAACTACATTACTCATTTGATTGCTTTCAATAGAATAACATCTTCACCGATTCTGCCTGTAACAACAGACGGTTTTGTGTTTAATGTTTGCATGAACGTTCTCAAGGGAACCTTTCCGCTGTCAGATACAGCTTTTAATGTTTCTGCTGGTTTTCTGACTGTCTTTGATTCTGATTTTTGTTCATCAAAATTAACAATTGTAGTGCCTTTAACACTTAACTTTTTGCCTTCTTCGGCATTCAGCACAGTCAGTTTTTTATATTTCGTATTATATATCCAAACTGATGTCGCTTCAAAGATGTTAACAGGCGGGAAACTAACGATTTTAAGCTCTTTGTGTTCTGGCAGATATTTAAATGTTTTGAGCAGAACTGCGTTGTTTGTGGGCTTCTTTGCAGTCGGTTTACGCACAGTTGTCTTTGCACGATTGCTGAAGTATTGCTCACAATCGCTTATGATCATACTAACAAATTTGGAATAACTTGTCAACTGCTTTTTTGATAAATTTGCATATCCTTCGACAAGACCTAGGTCCGTCTTGGTTGCAACTGCTTCTATTTCCGCAGCAAGAGGTTTGTATGCATCTTTGATAAATTTACCCATTACAGGTTTTGCATCAGCAATCTTGAGTAAATTATACATCGAAAACTCTGAGACATATTCATTGAGATACAGCAAATCAAACTCATGATCAACATCAGCGAGAATGTCCATAGCCTTATCACGGACGCGATCTGCAACCGTAACCATAGATACTTTTTCTTTAATTACGTTGGGTTTGATTGAACCTATAACTTCTTCAATATGATCTGTCACACGCTTAGTCAGTGTGTCATTCAATTGAGCTCCGTTGCTCGTCATGCGAACAAGTGAACAGCAAGTCATTTTAATTTTATGATCTGGCGCTTTGGCAAAGTTTGCCAATTGCTTTGGCGTGTATTTGTTTGCCTTCATCCATTTGACAATCCACTCACGACCTTCTTTTGTGGTATAGAAGTAATTATACCAGTTAAAGAATTGGGTTAAACGTGAGTCCTTCTCATGGTAAAAAGGACCGGAGGGCATTGGCTCCGGTCCCATATAGATTATATCAATTGATTTCTTTTGCATTATGTTCTATATTCAAACATCTGCCCTGAAGTTTTTACAATTTTTGTGGGTGAATCTTCCAACGAAGTTAGCAATGCCAGCCATTGTTGTTGTATTAGTTCCCAATTGTAGAATACATCAGCGTATGCTTTTTGGGTTAAAATTTTGCTGTTATAACTTTTTTCGTCAAGGTTTTTGACATCTTCAATAGCACCTTTGAGGACTGAATAGAAAATGTTAGCATGCTCATTCATATCTTCGCTATACTGATACATATGCGTCCAATTCGCAGCAGTTTCAGGCAGCGCGCCGTAGTTTGAATGGGCACAAATAAGTCCTGCACTCATTGCCTCCATCAAACAAAGACATGAGGTCTCTGCCCAAGTTGACGGGTATGCTAGGATATGTGAATCCTGTAGTGCTTCACGCAACTTGTCATTAGGAATTGTCCCGTGGTAATTGATTTTAGGATGTGCTTCTAGTTGCTTAAATAATTCCTGGAATTGCTTATCACGATCATCCCATCCATATAGTTTGAATGACGAATAAACATCAAGTTCAATGTCATCATATTCTTCTGCCAATTTATTAAAAACTGGATATAGAATATTCAAACCACGATGAGGTGTTGGCGTATATACAAGTTTGATCTTTGAACGATCTTTCTCTTTCCATTCGATTGGTTCAATTGCATTACGAATAACCATACATCTCGACCACGGAATCTTATAGCGTTCAATATAACCACGCATTTGCCAATGTGACGAAAATACTAGTTTGTGAAAGCGTGACCATCCGCCATTAGCGAGATGTTCTGATTCTGGATCACCTGCGACATCCTGTAACCATAGAAGTCGGACGTGCTTATCTGAAAGTTCTTCGTGAACACGGGAAACAAAGATTTGAAATTTATCTAGAAGTTCTGCTGGCATTGCTGCTGCTAACTTCAATTTCATAATTTCGGTCCCGCCCATAGCGTTACCTGACAGATTGTCTTTAGCAATTGGCATAATATATCCTTACTTTAACCATTGTGAATTTTGTTTATACCATTGAGCGACTTGTGGCATACGAGTTTCAACATCAACTTCTGGTTCCCATCCCAATGACTTCAAATAGTCACCAGAGATGTTATAACTAAAGTCATGACCCGGACGATCAATATTGGGATCTAGGTTTTCATAGTTTAATGTCACACCCAAACCATCTGCAATAATATTTGCGATTTGGAAATTGTCGTATAGTTTACCTGACGAGATATTGAACTTACGACATTTGCCGCCAGTATGATTTGCAGGTAGGGGAACATCTTTTAATGCTAGAATGTGAAGCAATGCAGATGCAACATCTTTTGCATGAAGATACGAGCGACTGCCATAGTTGCCTGTCTTACTGTTGTAATGCAATTGAAGTTTTTTACCTGCAAGAAGTTTTTGAATGCTCATAGGCACGAACTTCTCTGGATTTTGACGCTCACCATAAATGTTCATGGTATGCGTTATGTATATCGGCAATTTATATGTGTTTTCATATGCAACACACAATTCTTCACCTGCTGCTTTTGACGCAGAATAAGGATTGCAAGCATTATAGCGATCATATTCTGCAAATACAACTCCTGGAACTGCAGGACCGAATACTTCATCTGTGCTGAAATAAACGAAACGTTCTAGATATGCACGATTTCTTGCATACTCAAGAAGATTGAATGTGCCTAGGATATTGCTTTCAACAAACTCCAATGGATATTGAATTGAACGAGTGACATGAGATGCTGCTGCAAGATGTAAAATGTAGTTCGGGTCACCAATCATGTCAACAATTTGCTGATTGATTGGCGACCGCAAATCGTGATAAACTACCTTTACACGATGCTTGTTCTTCTCATTTACAACTTCATTTACACGATTTAGATTACCCGAGAAATCCAACCGATCAAGACAAACAATGTTCCAATCAGTTGTATCTAAAATGTGTTCAATGACATGATGGGCGACAAATCCTGCGCCACCTGTAATAAGAACTTGTTTAGTCATTTAAATACTCCGGCACGAGTGTCATTTCAATTACGCTGTCAATACGGAATGAACGCCAACCTTCTGACTCAATGTCATATACAGCAACAACTTCGTCAGATGTTTCATGTTGACGTTTAACCAAAGTTGTAGGTTCACTGATTGCAGCAGGAATAATATCTTCACGCAAAGTGCAAAGCATATCACGAATATCACCATTTACTTTTTTAAATTTAACTCGTGCAACATTGCCCTTTAGAAAAGTGTGATATGCAGATTTTGATTCTTTAAATTCTTCTTGTGTCATAACTGTCATGCTGTTTCCTTTTTGTAATACTCTAATAGATCAGTATAACCCCCAATCAACTCATTGTCAACCACAATGAATGGAAATGTCCTTTGTGGGGCAAACTTTTCAAGCACCATCTCACGATCAAAATCTTCATGCAATTTGCGCTCAACATATGCGACACCGCGCAATTTAAGTGTCTCTTTTGCCATCACGCAATAGATGCATTCTTCTCTTGTATAGATTTCGATCATGCTTCAACCTCTTTCTGCCCCTTGGTTAGATGCTTGAGAGAATTGATATACTCTTTGCCGTTAACAGCAATACGAGTAGAGGGATGCACTTTCATGCCATCTTTGCTCGCATTAGGCAGAGACCATACAATGTTCTTACCTTGCTTGAGCGCCTTAATCTGGTTAAGCAAACGCTGACCCCCATCGGTATTCGGAGTCTTGATTGAAGACATACGCTCACCTTTAGAGGTGTAGGTTTTACCAGAAGATTTCTTAGCCAATTTATCACCTTATGTTTATGAAAGAAGAATGGTGCTCCCGGAGGGATTCGAACCCCCGACCTTGAAATTAGAAGTTTCTTGCTCTATCCAGCTGAGCTACGGAAGCATTAGATGCCAAGCAAACGTTGAATTTCACGCTTGTCTTGTGGAAGGGTGTTACCCGCTTCAATATGTTCTTGGAGCTGCTCAAAATAGAATGCAGCAGAATTATCTGCGGATTCTAGAATCTCTTTGCAAGTACGAAAGAAGATTTTCAATTTCATCTCTTGCATATCATCACCGAGAGCAGCACGGTGTGTTTTACCTGGACGTTGATTACTCATCATATCACCATTGTATTATATATTAAGGGCAATGTCAACCGCCCTTAAAGTTTATTTGCAATTTTTGCCAAATCTTCGATATTGACAGGGTAATAGTCAGTATGTTCTACGCTGACGCAATGATGGAATTGTGAAGGAGATTCGTTTTGGTGAATATGACCATGCACATTCAACATAGGACGAATTGAA